TAAAGCGATGGTAAAAAGATGGGGGGCGCGATGAAATTATCAAAACTTTTCAGTTGGGAATTTATTTTTTTGGCGCTATTGTTTCCTTACCTTTTGCTTTTTATTTCAGGGTGCAGTTTCTACGGCAATCTGACTGCCGGCAAAAATGAAATCGAAACGTTGTTAAGCGTCACCAAAAATTCCGATTCCGATTTTGAATGAATAATGTTGACCGCTATTTTTCTTCAAAACAATTTGAAAAAAAATTGTATTTTTCATTTCACAAGGCATGACAAACAAAGGGCGTATCGGCGCTCTGATCCGCTTTCTGAAAGAATTTATCCGACGAGGGAGCAGGCAAGAGCTCCATGCGATAGTTGCAAATTTTGGGAGCAATGCAAAGCCGAGCAATTGGCCTGCGAGGAATTTTCGCGATTCGTGTATTCAAATGTTAAAACCAAACCGCCTACCACAATGCGAGCGACCCGATCTATTTTTAAAGCTGTGTTTTCGACCCACAAGCGAGGGCGGATAAAAAAAAATGCAAATTGATTTGCCATGGCCGCCGTCTGTGAATAATTACTGGCGTGTTGCCCGTGGGCGCGTCTATATTAGTGCAAAAGGCACGGCATACCGAAATACGGTCGCCTACCTCACCGCAAACCTGCGCGGATTTAAAGCCGAGACTCGGCTTGCCATGTCAATCGTAGCAAACCCACCCGATCGGCGCAAAAGGGATTTAGACAACCTTTTTAAATGCGTTTTAGATTCGTTGGAAAAAGCCAATATTTATGAAAATGACGAGCAAATNGATGCNNTNTCAATNACGCGNGGTGCNATNATCAAAGAAGGCAGCCTTTTAATCACGTTGAACGCNACAAAAAAATATCGATTTACGGATTGATGATGGAAAAAAAAGAAACAGAGTTGCAAGACGAAATTCAAAAGCAGTTAGATCGATTAATTGCCTTTACAAAAAATTCAAACTGGCTAATAGCGGCTTACGACACAACGATTGAAGATAAGACCGAATACGACACAAAAAAATTTAACCATGACCAATAAACAGCTAACGATTAAACAAGAAAATTTTTGTCAAAAGGTCATCGAATTATCCGGCAGGTTGTCTGACGCCTATGCACACGCCTACGATGCCGAACAAATGTCCGCTGAATCGATTAAGGTTGAAGCGCATAGGCTATCCACAAGTCCTGGGGTCGCTAGCAGAATCGCAGAGCTGCGCGGAGAAATGCTGGCACGGCATCATATTACCGTTGATTCAATCACCTATGAGCTTGAAGATTCGAGACAATTAGCAATGGAGGCTAACAATCCATCCGCAGCCGTATCCGCAAGCATGGGCAAAGCCAAACTTCATGGTTTGCTAGTTGAAAAAAGAGAAGTGTCTACGCCACAAGGCGTGGAATTCATTATGGTTGCGCCCAAAAAAGAGAGTTAACCGCCTTGACAGCACAAGAAAAAATTGAAATTCGCTATTTGTCGTCACCGACATTGTGGGAATTTCACCAAAGCACTGAATTTGTGCGTGGGGTTATGGGGCCGGTGGGTTCGGGTAAAAGTACGGCCTGCTGCTGGGAGATTTTCAAAAGACTCCAAGAACAAGCGCCATCGTCAGACGGTGTAAGGCGCTCACGTTGGGTGATTGTGCGTAATACCTACCGAGAGTTGGCCGATACTACGGTAAAGACCTGGCTCGACTGGTTTAGCCATATTGGCAACTTTATCTCGCAAGATATGACGCATCGGGTNAAGTTTGCAGACGTNGAGGCGGAAATATTATTTCGGGCATTGGATCGACCCCAAGACACTAAAAAACTGCTGTCGTTGGAATTAACCGGGGCGTGGGTTAATGAAGCACGCGAAGTACCCCGCGCGATTATCGATATGTTGCAGGGTCGTGTCGGTAGATTTCCAAGTAAACGAGAAGGCGGGCCTACGTGGTTCGGCGTAATTATGGATACCAACCCGCCCGATTCGGATCACTGGTGGTATCGAATCTTCGAAGAAATGCAGCCCAAAGGTTTTAGACTTTTTAAACAGCCGTCGGGTCGCTCTATTGCCGCAGANAATGTAGAGAATCTACCTTCTGGCTACTACGAACGTTTGGCCGCNGGCAAAGATAGCGAGTGGTCCAAAGTGTATGTTGACGGCGAATATGGGTTTATTTCAGAGGGGCGTCCCGTTTTCCCAGAATTCAAAGATCAGATACACGTATCNCAGCAAAATCTNGACGCAATTGATGGCCGAACTATTGTGGTCGGGATTGATTTTGGATTAACGCCCGCTGCAGTTTTTGGGCAACGTGATGTGAAAGGCCGATGGAAATTTATACACGAATTGGTTACCGAAGATACGGGAGCGGTGCGTTTTGCCGAAATGTTAAAAAACGAATTTGCAAGGTTTCCTAATTGTGATTTTGAAGTATGGGGCGATCCGGCGGGCGATCAACGGGCACAAACAGACGAAAGAACACCGTTTCAAATATTGCGAAAAGCCGAAATCAACGCACGTCCCGCGCCGTCAAATGATTTTACGCTACGCAGAGAAGCGGTAGCACAGCCTTTGTCTCGATTAGTGGACGGCGATCCAGGGTTATTAATTTCACCGAAATGCAGCATGCTTAGAAAAGCTATGGGCGGGGGCTATTGTTACAAACGCGTGCAAGTGTCAGGCGATGATCGTTTTCACGATAAACCCGATAAGAATATGTATTCGCACGTAGCGGACGCGGCGCAATATTTAATGTTGGGCGCCGGAGAAGGCCGAGCGTTATTTCGCAAAAAACAAGCGGGTCCAACACAAGTTATTAAAGCGGATCAATCATGGAATGTATTCTAAATCTTATTACATCGTGGCTTTTTGCAAACGTGCAGCACCGGCCTGGTGGAGTCGATTTATTGATAAAAATTTCAGACATACGCTGGCCCTCAAATGGAATGGTAAGTATTGGATTATGGTGCATCCACGAGCGGCGTATACCCAAATCAAAACGCTTCCTTACTCTAAGGAATCGGATCTACCCAAGATTCTTGCAAATATGGAAGTGATTAGCTTATGCAAAGTAAAATTCAATCATATCGATACGTATAGGTGGCGCGTGCCCGTAATGATTGTCCCGTGGTCTTGCGTCGAACAGATTAAAGCGGTGTTAGGTATTCGCGCATGGTGGGTGTTAACACCACGACAATTGTATAAATATCTTAGGAGGTTAAATAATGATTAAGTCTCAGTTGCTGTTTGAAGACGAAGAAAGAATACAACAGAAACAGGAATGGTACGTGTGTCATATGGGTATGTTCGGCGGTGGCGGCTCTACTCGTTTTGATCCAGACCGGGTAAAAGGTTTACCCTCGTTTGGTTCGGTGGGTCAAATGGGTAATACGCCTGTTCCCGGACAAAGAGAGGTGCGGGTAGGTCGTGATTTATACGAGTTTTCAGGTGGTGACATAGGCGGTTATCAATTCGTAGGCAGTATGCCAGAAGAAACGTTTCAAGCGATACAGCCTAAGCCTGCGCCTAAACCGGCGGTAACACCTAAACCTAAACCAACACCAACACCACAAGCCGCAGCACCAAGACCGATGCAGCCGCAAATGTCGTCGCCATCTGTATCACAAAATGTTACTTTGGATTCTCGTACAGAAGAATTAACAGCGCGATACAACATGCAGTTAGCCGAAATCCAGAAAACACTTGACGACGGGCTTAAGGCGCAAATGGAGCAACGTGAAGCAAATACAACTACTACAGAAGAACGCAAGAAACGAATAAAAAATCCAAGAAAATACGGCAGAAGAAGTTTGCTGTCAGGTTCTGAACTGGGCGTGCAAAGTGAGACGCTAGGCGGATGAAATATACTAAACCCAGCGAGCTTGGAAGCTCAGAAGATATTATTAAGCGGTTTCACGTAGCCAAAAAACAGCGTTCTACGTGGCAAACTCATTTACGAGAGTGTTATGAATACGCGTTGCCGCAACGTAACACTATGACCCATTTTTCTCGTGGTCAAAAGAAAAACGAAGAAATTTTTGATAGTACAGCGGTAGTAGGCACGCAAAAGTTTGCGAGTCGGTTACAAGCGACCTTAATTCCGCCGTGGCGTCATTGGAGTTTATTAGTACCCGGCAGCGAAATACCAAAAAAAGAACACGAGCAAATACAAAGAGAATTAGACAGTCTAACCGATATAATATTTGACCATATAAATCACTCTAATTTTGCCACACAAACTCACGAAGCGTTTTTAGACTTAGCGGTATCTACTGGCGTGTTGTGTTTAGAAGAATCCGAGGGCAGAGATAGCAGCCTGGAATTTCATGCCGCGCCTTTAGCCGAGATTTATCCCGAAGCGGGTCCATGGGGCACTATTGAAACGGTATGGCGTGAGCATAAAGTACCGAACCGCCACGTAGACCGACTTTGGCCTAATTCTGATTTATCTGAAGCTATGAAGAAAAAAGCCAATGAAAATCCTGATGACAAATGCACTCTGATAGAGGGCACAATTTATATACCTGAGCGCGGTTACTACCATCAATGCGTCATTGAAGAATCAACAAAGCATTATATTTTCGGGCAAGATTACGACGTATCTCCATGGATTGTATTTCGTGAATACGTGGTTCCGGGCGAAGTATTAGGCAGAGGCCGAATAATGCAAGTCCTGCCGGATATTAAAACCGCTAATAAAGTTGTCGAATACGAACTTAAAAACGCTGCGTTAGCCATAGCGGGTATTTATACCGCTGCCGACGATGGTGTCATAAATCCATATAACATTCGATTAAGCCCCGGCGCTATTATTCCGGTAGGATCCAACGATAACAGTAACCCTACTCTACGTCCGTTACCTAGGAGCGGTGATGTGCAATTTGCAACGCTTATTCTGGATGATTTAAGAAAACGTATTAATAAGGCTTTATTTGCTGAACCTTTTGGCGAAATGGATTCTCCGGTACGTAGCGCTACCGAAATGGCTATGCGTAATCAAGAATTAGTGCAAGATTCCGGCAGTGCATTTGGTCGCATGCAAACCGAGTTTGTAGAACGAGTTATAAAACGCTCCGTGAGTATTTTAAAACGCGCCGGTAAAATTCCTGATATTCGAATCGATGGGAAAGAAGTTACTATTAAGCACACTTCACCTCTAGCACGCGCACAAGATCAGGACGATTTAGTATCTATAAATCAATATTTACAAACAGTAGCGGCGCTAGGACCGGAAATTCTAGGCATGGGCACTAAACTGGAAGATCTACCCGCTTATATTGGTAAAAAACTGGGTATTGACGGTAATTTATTGAGAAATGCAGCAGAACGCGAGCAAGTAGCACAGGCTGCAGCTCAAGCCGCCGCGCAAACACAAGCACCACCCGTAGCATGATTGAAGCCCTAAAAAATAAAACAGGGTGGGCTGCGCTTGATATTGAAGGGTTTACGCAAATTGATGCAAACGTAGTTAAAGGTCGCGAAATTGCAAGTCAGTTTCACGAGTGTTTTCGTACCGATGCTGGACAGTATGTCTTAAATCGGCTTATTTCTATTACGTTGTTACGTCCAACGGTCACACCGGCTGCTACTCAGTTTGAGGCTGGTATTCGAGAGGGCCGGGCGGACATTGTGCGTCAAATATTAACCCAACTTGAAACCGCTGAAAAACAATAACGAGGTTACGTAATGAGCGAAGAACAAGCCGTAAGCGCCCCTGTGGAAACCCCCGTAGAGTCGTCTAGTGAAACACCGGAAAACGAGCCTGCATTAGCACAAGAGGCAATACCCGGTGAAAGTTTGCTGGACGCTATTACTACCGATAAACCAGAAACAGAAGTTGAAGGGGCTAAAGATTCACCCGACTGGTTTAAAAACGATAAATACAAAACCGTAGAAGATCAAGCAAAAGCCTATTCGGAATTAGAAAAACGATTAGGCGGATTTACTGGACCACCAGAAGAAGAATACACTGTACCGGACATTAAAGGATTAGACGCCGGTGTTATCGAAAATAACCCTATGATTCAATGGTTTAAAAACGCAAGCCGCGAAGCTGGAATGAATCAACACGCGTTTGAAAGATTTGTGTCAGGATATTTAATTACCGAACAAGAAATGATTACAGCGCATCAACAACGCGAGTTATCTGCTTTAGGTGACAAAGCACAAACGCGGTTAAATGATATTCAAGACTGGGGTAATGGTAATTTATCAAAAGAACAAATGCTAATATATAGAGGCGTAGCGTCCACCGCTGTCGGCGTAGAACTTTTAGAAACTATGATTGGTAAAACTCGCGAAGCTAAAATAGCTCGCGCTTCAAACACAGCGCAACCAAGCGGCCATACAACCCGTGAAGAATTAAAAAAACTTTTAGTTGCTGTCGATGAAAACGGTAATAGAAAAATGTCTCGCGATCCAGAATATAGAACGATGGTTAATAAATTATATCAAGAAAGGTACGGTGTTCCGGGTTAAATGTTGAACTGAAAAATAAGTAAAAGTACAATTCGTTTTATTAAATAGTTTTTATGGTAATGGCCAGATACCTTTTGTAAGCCTGGCCCCAAACTATTGTAATTATTTGCTCTAGGAATGGATACCTTGATTCTTATCAAGCCCTGACCGGAGCCGGTCATACAGCACGAAAGCTGTAAGACGTCGGCCCGCGATGCGGATACCCGAATGTCGAAAAGGCGCTAGCGTAAGCTAGTTTTTTTAAGACATTGATGAGGATCAAATTATGTCAATCAATCTAAGTCCTGTCGCCCAAACTATTTTCGACGACGAGGTAAAGCACGCTTTTCAAACTGCAGGATCTTTGCGTGATACCGTTACCGTAAGAAATGGAGTTATAGGCGACATTTATAAATTTCGTAAAATGGGTAAAGGTTTAGCTAATCAAAAAGCAACCCAAGCCGATGTAACTCCAATGGATGTATCGCACGATAATATATCTTGCACACTACAAAACTGGAACGCTCCAGAGTACACAGATATATTTGACGCAGCAGAAGTCAATTTCGATGAGCAACGAGAACTGGCGCAAACTATAGCCGGCGCTCTAGGTCGTCGTTTAGATCAGTTAATTATTGACGCACTGGCAGCAGAAGGATCACCAGCGGGAACCATCGTCCACGGATCTGCAGGTATGACCCTGGCTAAAGTGGTTGAGGCTTCGAAACACCTAAACGATAAAGGCGTGCCCTCAGAAGATCGGCATTTCGCCATTAGCGCAGCTGGTTTAGAAGATTTGCTAGTTATTTCCCAAGTTACAAGCTCTGACTTTAATAGCGTAAGAGCTTTAATGTCAGGTGAACTTGATACCTGGATGGGTTTTAAATGGCACATCATCGAAACACGTAGCGAAGGCGGTTTACCTTTTGCATCATCCACAACTGAATCGTTTGCCTGGCACAAAAGTGCCGTTGGTCTTGCCGTCGGTATTGATCTTAAAACCGAGGTGAATTACATCGCACAAAAAACGTCTTTCCTTTGTAATGGTGTAATGAAAGCCGGTGCAGTTTCACGAGACGGCGACGGTTCAGTATCCGTTAGTTACCAATAGGAGATAATAATGGCTTATTCATTGAGTGGGTTGCAACAAATCGGACCCGGTGGAAAAGGTCCAAGGCTATGGATGTACTCCACTACGGACGCAATTGCAGCGATGAACTCAGAAGGATATTTCAATAATGCTTCTGATTTATTGCAAGTACGCGACACTATTATTGCGGTCGATTCAAACACACCTACAAATCATTTAGTGATTGTGCTTTCAAATGCTAGTGGTGTAGTTGATGTGTCTGATGGACTTGCAATTACAGAAACCGACAGCGATTAGTAATTTGTTTGCCCTTGAGCAGACGTAACCAGAGGGGTAAGGGTTTCATATCAAAGCCCTTGCCCCTTTTATTTTTTTAGGAATCAGTTATGGCAACTAGCATATCTATGTGCAGTAACGCTTTGCTTATGATTGGCCACGGCACTATATCCTCTTTTACAGAAGGTGGTAGCGGTGCGGAGGTGGCTTCTAATTTATACGATAGTACGTTTGAGGCATTGTTAACTACGCACAGATGGCGTTTTGCTTCGGCTAAAAGTCAATTAGGCCAATTAACAGATACACCGCTAAACGATTTTGATTATGCGTACAGTCTGCCGTCGGGTTATTTGTTTGCCATAAAAGCGTATCCAGATGTATTTTATGAAATATATGAAAACAACGTGTACACCAATAGCAGCAGTATTGCTTTAGATTATATATTTAAACCAGACGAATCGAGATTACCATCTTATTTCGTTAAAACATTGGAGTATGATTTAGCTAGTCAATTTGCAATTCCGGTTACCGGCAATAGATCGCTTGCTGAAATTTATACAATTAAATTTGAAAATCAATTAAAACGATCTAAATATGTCGATAGTCAATCACGACCGCAAGTAGGAATTTTAGATGCGCCGTTTATTGAGGTACGCGCGTAGTGCCTCGGCTTCGTACTTTACAAACCAATTTTAACGCAGGTGTGTTAGACCCGCGGTTAGCTGCGCGCACGGATTTAAAAAGCTATTATCAAGGTGCTGATACCGGTAAAAACGTTTTAGCGTTACCGCAGGGCGGATTAAAAAGAAGGCCAGGCATGGCTTATCAAGCGACTTTAGGGGCTGAATCACGCTTATTTACTTTTTCGTTTAACGTGGAACAAACCTACGTTATGGCTTTTCAAAACGAAGCTATAAAAGTTTATAAAGATGGAGTATTGCAAGCAACTGTTTCTACGTCGTATACGTTGGCACAAGTCAAAGCGCTAAACGTTACGCAATCCGCCGACACAATGATAATTGTCCATGAAGATCATAACCCGGCAAAATTAGTGCGTGGTTCTGCGCACACCGCTTGGACGTTAAGCGACATTACATTAAGTAATATACCTAGTTTTGATTTTGCTTACACAAATCAACTGAACGGCGCTATTAATGCTAGTGTTACGACAGTAACCGTAGACAGTACCGCATTATTTCCGACCGCCGGTATTATATTAATAGGCAGCGAACAAATTAGCTACAGCGGTAAATCGTCTACACAATTTACAGGCTGCAGCCGAGCACAAAATAGTACGTCTGCTACTTCCCATAATGATGATGCAATAGTTACATCTACCTCAGAAAACGTATGGAGTGATACAAGAGGTTGGCCAAAAACAGCCGCTTTTTTTCAGCAGCGATTATGGTTCGGAGGTTCAAAAAATAGACCGCAAACGTTATGGGGTTCACAAATAGGATTATTTTTTAATTTTAATGTTGGATCAGCAAGTGCAGATGACGCAATAGATGTTACGTTAGATACTAATCAAATAAACGGTATTACAGCTTTAATGCCGTCAAGGCATTTGCAAATATTTACTACAGGTGGCGAATTTTTTATTGATGTGTCGCCTATAACTCCAGCAACTATTGCTATAAAGAATCAAACGCAGTTTGGGTCAAGCACTATTCCACCTGTTAATATTGACGGTGCAACGTTATTTTTAGATTTTTCTAAAAGCGCTATACGAGAGTTTTTATTTAGCTGGGATGAAGACGCTTATACTGCAAATTCAGCTACCTTACTCGCTGCACACTTGATTACTACGCCAGTGGATGTAGACGCGTTGCGTGGTACTGCAAACGAAAACGCCAATTATGTATACGTTGTAAATTCGGATGGAACTATGGCGGTTTTAAATACTTTGCGCTATCAACAAGTGGCAGGCTGGACCAAATGGGAAACCACCGGGGAAATACAATCGGTAACAGTTGAAACGACTAACGTGTACTTTGCGGTAAAACGAACCATAAACAGCGCTACAGTTTATTTTTTAGAAAAAGCCGATGACAACACCTTCACCGATGCTAATAAATTACAAACGCAATCAGCCAGCACTACGGTAGCTAACCTAGCCCATCTTAACGGGCAAGCGTGTCGCGTAAGAGCCGATTCGAGTGTTATGAGCAATGCCACACCATCATCGGGTTCAATCACACTAGCACGCAATGGCACAACGGTAGAAGTAGGATTAGATTTTGATTTAACAATAACTACGATGCCTGTTACGTCTGATTTTAGTAACGGATCGATCTTAACCGAAAAGAAAAGACTGATACGCATTGTTGCCGATTTATATGAATCATTAGGCGTGTTAGTGAAAACTACGGCACATACGGTTAACGTTACGGTTCCAGAACGAAAATTTGGTGAAGACATATTAGACGTAGCCCCTACTAGTTTTACTGGAATAAAAGAAGTGTATTTATCGGGGTGGGATCGATTAGCGCAAGTAACCATATCACAAACAGACCCGCAACCATTTACCTTATTAGGTTTGGTTGTTGAAGTGGAGGCATAAATGAGTGTAACGATGGCGGTTATGGTAGGCGCAAAAGTATTAGGTGGCGTAATGCAAGCCTCTGCTGGACGATCAACACAACGCGCAATGAACGTCCAAGCCGACCGTACTTTAGAGTCCGGCGAAACTCAGGCGGGATTGTTGCGGGAATTCGCTGAACGNCAGCAAGGTTATGCCGGTTTATACAGTGCGTATGCTGAAAGAAGCGCAGAGGCCATGCGACGTCAAACCGGATTACGATTTATGTACGCCGATCGTTCTGCGGATTTAGAAGAACAAGAAATCCCGTTAATGATGATGTCTATTGAACGCGAAGTTGAAGCNGAANAAAAAATGGCTATAGATCGTCAAATNGGACGGCAACGCGAATTNAACCAAGCGTTAGCGAGTCAAGTGGCGTTACGTACTGCGCAAGGTATACAAGCCTATGAAGGCAGCCCGATTGCTATGATGGGCGCTGATATTAATCAATTCGATCAAGATCAAGCTATTGATAAGGCCGAGACCGCTCGACGTATTGTTGACAATCGTTTCTTTGCATCCGAACGCGCAAAATTAATGAGCGACCGTATTTCATTATTACGATTTGGAGCGGCTACCGAGCTTGATAGCGGCATGCAACAAGCCGAGCTTGTCAAACAACAGTCGTTAATGCAAGCCGAGAGCATACGTCTTGCTGCTGAGGGAACGCTTATAAGCGCTGAATCACGATTAGACGCCAGTCAATTAGAGGCAGAAGCAATTCGAATACAGGGTAAAACTGCCGCAACAAGGGGTTATATGGCCGCCGCAGATAGTTTATTAGATGCCGCGCAAACGTATCGAGACACGAGAATTCCACCTACAGGTAATTAGAATGGCTGAAACGCGCAGATACAGAACCGATCGACAAGCGGGAACGCCAAGAGGGCGCGATCCGTTTCGTTATGCAGAAGGCATACGAACGCCTTCCGCACCAAGCATTTCAATGCCACCTGCTCCAGCCGGTGCGCCACCTGGACCACCGCGTATTTTTGAGCCCAGAATTACACCTGCACAAGCACAAGCCGAGGGCAGCGCAAAAATACAAAGTCAGCTCGCTACCACACTTAATAACTGGGGTAATCGATTTGCTGAAAAAGCCGCAGTAGAAGCAAAGCAGGCTGGCCAAAGCGCCGGAATATCCTACGGTGATAGTGCGGAAAAACTTGAATTACGTGGTGGGACCAATATTTACGATGTAAATTTTGATAGGTCTGCACGTAACGCGTATACCGCAAAAACCCAAATAGATATAGAGCAGCGTTTAAACACATTAGCGCTTGAAAATTCGACCAATTCAGAAATATATCAAGCAAAGGGCAACGCTTTAATTACTGGTATTTTAGGTCAAATAAGCGACCCCGAAACTGCGCAAAGAATAAAACATTATGCAACTAGCAGAATGTTTGAGCATAAAACTAGTATTGATAAAAACACGTTTGCCAGAGAACAAGAAAACAATATAGCCGCTTTAAACGAAGCCGTAGAAGTATTACAAATTAAACAAGACCAATATTTATTCGACGGTAATGCAGNTGGCGCGCTTAATGTTCAAGAAGAAATTGAAAAACTTATTAACGATCAAGTAACAGCCGGCGTATTGACACCAGAAGAAGCCGTTATAAAAATAGATGAATTTAGAAGAATTGGCGTTATAAAAAGTTACGCTGCAGAACATAGGNGATATTTAGAAAGCGGTGATAAAGATGAAAACGGACGACCGCGAGCCGAAATTTTTNACGAAAANCTNTTTGAAGATCCGCCGCAGGGCATGAGCAGAGAAGACCTTAATAAAATTTTTGGCCTTATAGACGAAGCAAATAATAGAAAAAAGAAGGTTACTGCGACTGAAATAGCTCGTCAAAAAGCAATACGAGTAATCGAAGAAAAGAAAAATGCGGAAATTTTAGAAGCTGGTAGAGAACAAGCACAAACAGGTAAAGCGCCTATATCAGCAAACGATATAGCAAGGATGACGCCAGATCAACAAATTAAAGCACGACAATATAACGAACAATATGAAGCAGTATTTGAGTTTGGATTAAACTCACTAGAACAACAACTGCTAATT